AAAACCAATAATTTTTAGTTTGAAGGGAGTTAACAGCTCTATTTTCAGAAGGTAGAGCAGTAATAATTACTATTTCATTTTTTAGAGGTACGTTTATTATATTTGTATTACCACAATAGGCAAAAGGTAGTAATGCATCTTCATCTTCTGAATGTGCTTTATCCAATGGTCTATACCTTATACCGTTTACAGATTGAGATCTACCGAACTCATCCCAGTATGGACTTGATTCATCCAGTACTACGTCTACTACTCTACCAAACTTAAATGTTGGTTGAGCTCCAGCACCTTTTGCTGCTGATATAGCTTTGGCTAATATACCTCCTCCGAAATTAAACATCTTCTTCTGTTGACTCGTCTTTTACCTCTTGTATCTCGTCTTTTGTCTCTTCTGATTCTTCTAATAAGTCTTGTAACTCAGAGAAATCAAACATATCACTACCGTCTCCTTTGGCGTTAGCTGATTCTATTCTCTGAACGATGGTTGCTAATTTAATTAATGCTTCATCATTCTTTACACCTATCTCCATATACTCCTTAATCATAGGTACAATCAAAGTAGCATCTCCTATATTTTCTATAAGAGGTTTTAACTCACCAATCAAAGCTTTTACTTGAGCTCTAGTGCTGGTAGAGTTATTATGGATTTCAGAAAAGAGATCAGATAAGGTTTTACCGTCAAATATTTCTTTATCTAAACTCATATTTTTAGTTTATTATAAATAGATCAGCGTACTTTATTGACGATTAATCCTTGATCATATAGTTTTTGGTACTTTTCTCTGAAGTCTTCCTTAAGTACGTTTATTACCTTAGTGAGTAAAGGAGTCTCACAGTCAGTCATCTCTCTTATGTAGATATAGAGAGCTTTCTTTTTGAAAATATCTAGATCATTTCTAGTTTTAAATATAGTAAGAACTGCATCAGCTATCTTAATATCTTGTTCTTTTGGGAACATTTCTTCAAGCTGATCGTACATACTTTCGACCCAACGGTCTAGAAACTCAGCTAAACTAATGCCTGCTGCTTCTCCATTCTTATCAGTTATTTTAGAATCATAAGATTCCTCCATTTCTGAAAAAGAACCTATTTGTTTGAGTCTTTTATAGTTTTTATTGTTATAGTTAATTAACCACCTCTTTACTATTGTGCCAAAATAAGAGTATGCCTTTGCTCCATTAGTAGGGTCAAACTTCATTATCTTATCTTCTAGTAAAACAGAAACAATCTCATGTTTTAAGTCTTCTATTTTCTCAACATCTGTGTAATAGAACTTAAAAGTGTGTATAATATTTTCTGCTAACTTATAAAAAGGTAGGTATATGTGATCTGTGAATATCTTAGCTCGATAATCAGCATCTTTGGAGGTGTTATACTTAACTATGTATTCTTCTGTCTCCTTTGTAAAGTAATTAGCTTTGCTTTTCTTTCTGGGCATTTGTGTATCGGTCTAGTTCAATTTGAACTTGTTTCATTTGTTCGAAAAAATAACCGACCTCATCATCTGATTCAAAAACCCCACGTTCGTCAAGACTTTTAAGGTGCATTTGTGAATCTACTATGGTTTTCTGTACGTTATCTAAAGTGTTCTGTATTTTTGTTACTTCGTCTTCGTACTTTTCCACTTTAATTAGTAGATTTCTTAAAATATAAATAAAAATAATTAGGATACCAACTAATACTCCGTAAATAATGTTATAAATTGAAAAAATATCTTGCATCTATAGATTTTTAAGTGTTTTTGCAAGTCCATCCGAGGCATTTACACGTTTCCCTGTTGAGGATTGTGTCTTTTTCACCTTTCCTTGTTGGTAACCTTGTAATCCCACTACGGTATCGTATTCTACCTGTGAAGCTAAGAAGTCTGCTACATGTAGGACCTTAATAATGTTTGTTTTTTGTCTGGATGATGGATTATAACTGAAGAAATAAGCTTTATTAGCCTCATCAAACACACCATCATGTAATCTGATACCTAAAAACTCTTTTTTTGTTACCTCAATACCGAATTTCTGTAATACAAATAAAGAACGGTCTGGAATTAGCATAAAATCTAACTCTGGATTGTTTGTATACATTTCTGCTAACTTATCTTGTCTCCATTTATCGGTCTGAGGTAGGTAATTCATCTTCTCACCATCACCTAGTTTACCTAAATCATGGAATAAAGCAGCAAAGACAAGTTCTTCTTCGGTGAAATCAATATCTCCACCCATCTCTTTATATAACCGCATCTGCTTTACTGCATATTCCACAACTCTATTAACGTGATCGACATATCCACCTGGAAAAGCATTATGATACCACGTCTTACCACTAGCAGGAGCTAGAGCATAGTCTTCTTGAAAAGAATCTATCATAGACAATACCTTATCCTTTCTATCGGTGATATAAGTATTAACTATTTTTAAGTGCTTTTCGTAGTTTTGTTGGATTTTTTCTTTTGTCAATGACATATATTGTATTATTTATTAATTATTATATATATTTATATACTTATATATTATCTTATATCATATATCTTATATAATCTATTAATATATCTTTAAGATAATAATAATTTATCGGAGTATCAACTATTCCACAATAAATTTTTCTTCTCCTCTTTCTTCCCATACTTCATACATTGCATCCCATTTGACTTTCATTGCAATAGTAACTGTATCACCAATCATTGTAGGAATAAAAGGTCCTACTACTCGTCTACTTTTAAGTACTCCATTTTTTTCACTAAACTGAATAGTGTGAGGTTGTACAACGTTAACTTCTATACCTGCAAACTGAGTAAGAGGTACATTTTGAAACGTATGAGGAATAAGATTACCTGTTTGAGTCCAATCACCCGTAAAAGGTTTAAATATAGGAATCTTCATAACTAAAGTATCTCCTATAATCCAAGAAGTATCACTATGGAAATTAGCTTGAACGTGAGATATACCATTATACCTATATTCCGGAGTAACAGTAGAAGCTTCAACATCAATAATAAAGTAAGGAAGATACTCTCTCGTCCAATCAAGCTTTACATGGTAATAACCATTAGCATCTTTATCGGTAGGAAAGATCATTGTTGCTTCACAATCTCCGGTTTCGCATGCGGGTGAGGGTATTGGGTCTTTAGAGCAAGATAAGAAGGCCGCCGCCGCAAAAAGCGCAAGTCCCCACGAAATTTTCTTTTTAAACATAATGTAAGTATATATCATCAACCTCTTTTTGTATATCCAGCACGACTCTATTATGTAATTCATCATAACCTCCAGCCGTAACAACTCCTAGTCCATCATATAGGCTTATAGTAAGATCTATCTGTGTACCATCTATATCGGTTCTGAATCTAATATCGTTATCTTCTGTATCATGTACGGTATGTGGATATTTAGGCAGTAATCTCTCTAGGAGCAAAGCTCTAGTCTGGGTAATATTATCAGAAGACTTTGAATACTGCTCCATACTCATTTTTAAAAATTGATTAGTCATCTTAAAATAATTTTAATTGAACATTCTTACTTACAGGCTTATTAATCTTATAAGCTCCATCAACCTTACGAGTAGGTCTAAATTCTTCACCTTTATTATCAACAAGCTTTCCATCTATAATAGCTAAAGCATGTTTACTAACAGTCAATATAAAGTTACCTTTAGGATTATCTTTAATAAAAGACTTTACCGTCTTTTTTCTTTGAATACTCTCTCCATATAACTTATATGTATTATGTGTTCTGGACTTACCTAGTACTTTAACGCTATACTTAATATCTCCAATCTTTAAACCTTCTTCTTCGGCTTTTAACATTTGAGTAGTAATCATTAAGTTTTCGGTACCTTTCTTTGACTTACGGTCAAACCTAGTTTTAACTACTTCATGAGTAGTATCATAATCTTGATCTGTAGCAGCAGCTAATGCTCTTACAAAACAATCATTATTTTCATTTTTAGCAATTTTGGATTGTTGAATCCCTTTAATAGACTTAGTTGTCAAATTTATCATAACCTTTATTTAAATATTATACCTTAATATAGGTACTTTTCCCTTGGGAAACAACTATTCCGGTAAGTATTTTTAGGATTCTAATGCCGGAACTCTATAAGATTCTAGTAATTCCACGTAATTCTTTATGACTGCACACTTCTCATACTGTTCTAAACCTTCATAATAGTACATAAAGCTTTCTAACATAAAGATATTATGCATAAGTTCATAAGAATCACCGATTTGATACTTAGAATCAAAGTGAGCCTTGTCTATTCTCTTAAGATAACTAAGTAATTTATTGAAATACTTGTATTGAATAGCTTTTCTGGTGGCTTTGTAACGTTTTGGATATTGGTGCATATACATTTTATCCATAATCTTGTAGTTTTCAAGACCTTTTACAACCATATTCATTAGAACATAAGGATTATTAAGAGTATCCTCCAAACCATGTTCTTCGTAGATGTGTTCATCACCTGCTTCAAAGATAGAAAACAATGTATTTTTGTCTAATGGTTGCATAATCATAAATATAGAAAAAACTCCCCGAAAAAAAAATTTGGGTTTTAGTAGTTTCTTACCAAAAAAGTTCTTATATTATAATATATGTTTGGTCTAGCTGCAATATCATATACGATCGTCTTTGTATTCTTTACATTATTTAAGGATTACATAATTAATATAAATTTTCCTCATACCTCCGACGAGAAAAAGAGTTATATTAATAAAAGATGGATGTTATTTTATGCGGCAGGTCTGATCATATTGTTTTTCTATTACTAAATGAAAAAAGCTTTAATGAAGTTATTAGATTATCTGGTATTATTCCTCCTATTCCTGATTTTCTTATTTGCCGCTTCGAGTTGTAGTAGATCAACAAATGAGGTTACAT